CATCGACGCTCGCATGAGAGAAGTGTTCCCCGATCAATTCGAGGACGCTCCTAAGAAAGAAAAGCGACGCCCAACAACCAACGTCGCACCCGCAGGTCGTACGACCAAGGGCAAGAAGGTTGCATTAACACGGTCTCAACTGGCGATTGCTAAGAAGCTGGGTGTTTCACCTGAAGCCTACGCGAAAGAGTTGATGAAGCAACAGGAGTCATAAAATGGCACAACGTGAAGCAAAACCTCTCAATCGTGAACAATCGACACGCGAAGAAACCGCGCGCGTAAAGGCGTGGAAACCAGCGAGCGTGCTCCCTGATCCCACCCCTGTCGACGGATATAAGTTCCGTTACATTCGTAAAAGCATGTTGGGAGTGAATGACCCAACAAACTTCTCACGTAAAACTCGTGAAGGTTGGGAAACCTGTCGTTTAGAAGATCACCCAGAGTTAGCTCTGATGGTCGACAATGATGCACAGGCATCTGGTCTCGTAGAGATCGGTGGTCTCATCCTCTGCAAAATGCCAGCTGAATTTGTTGAGCAGCGTCGTGAATACAACGACCGCCGCAATCAAGCTCAGGTGGATTCTGTAGATAACAGCTTTATGCGTGAGAACGACCCTCGCATGCCGCTATTCTCGGACAAAAAGTCTTCGACTAGCTTTGGCAAGGGTTAAAAACTCTTTTTCTTTTTTATGGAGATAATCTCATGGGTTACGGCTTAAAACCTGTAAAACGTGCCGACGGACAGCCTTATGCTGGCGCGGTTACAAACTACCTGATTGATCCAGCTGGCGAAGCAACTAACATCTTCAACGGCTCAATCGTAACTTTAGGTACCGATGGCTACATTGCTTTGGCAACTGGCGACGGTACTGACGCAACTACTAACAACCTCGGCGGCAACACTATCGGTGCTATCGGCGTGTTTGTTGGTTGTTCTTACACCAATGATCAAGGTCAAACTGTACACTCTCAATACTACCCATCAGGTGCATTGAACGGTGTTGCATACGTTGTTGACGATCCAAACGTACTGTTCTCGGCTGAATTGGACGAGGCTGCTACTCAAGCAATGATTGGCGCTGGCACTACTGTTCTTGCAGCTCAAGACACTGATGCTGGTTCAACTACTACTGGTAACTCAACCACAGAACTTGAGGGCGGTGTTGTTACAACTACCATGCCTTTTAAGATCGTGGCTTTGGACCCAACCACTTCTACTGATGCAGTTTTGGTTAAGTTCAATCCCGGTTATCACATGATGACCATGAACACTGGTGTATAAGGAGTAATTAACAATGGCAATTTCACGCGCCCAAATGTTGAAAGAGCTCCTACCGGGCTTAAACGCGTTATTCGGTATGGAGTACAACCGTTATGGTGAGCAACACAAAGAGATTTTCGATACTGAAAGCTCTGATCGCTCATTTGAAGAAGAAGTAAAGCTTTCTGGCTTTGGTCAGGCACCTGTTAAGGGTGAAGGCTCAGCAATCTCTTATGATGCTGCGCAAGAAGCGTACACTTCTCGTTACAACCACGAGACCATCGCTCTTGGTTTCTCAATCACTGAAGAAGCGGTTGAGGACAACTTGTATGACTCATTGTCATCTCGTTACACCAAAGCACTGGCTCGCGCTATGTCTTACACCAAGCAAGTAAAAGCTGCGTCTGTGTTGAATAACGCATTCGCTTCTTCTGGCTACACTGGTGGTGATGGCAAGACCTTGTGTGCAACTGACCACCCATTGGTATCAGGCGGCACAAACGCAAACCGTCCATCTACTGACGCTGATTTGAACGAAACTTCTTTGGAAGCTGCAATCATCGGTATCGCAGATTGGACTGACGAGCGTGGTCTTTTGATCGCAGCTAAAGCTAAGAAACTGATCATTCCTTCAGAATTGCAATTCGTTGCAACTCGTTTGTTGGAAACTCAGGGTCGTGTAGGCACAGCTGACAACGATCTGAACGCGATCATGAACAATGGTGCAGTTTCTGGCGGTTACGCCATTAACAACTTCTTGACCGACAGCGACGCATGGTTCTTGACCACTGACGTTCCTAACGGCTTGAAGCACTTCGTTCGTACCGCGTTGACCACTAAAATGGAAGGCGACTTCGATACTGGTAACGTACGTTACAAGGCTCGTGAGCGTTATTCATTCGGTTGGTCTGATCCATTGGCGATCTACGGC